TTCAATCCTGGCATTTGAATGCCCTCCTTAAACTGTAGTCATTGCTGGATCACTCCAGCCAAATTCTTCGCCATCCACCAAAACGCCCTTGGTAGGTGGAGTTCCTTTTGGTAGCCAATAGCCCTCATTTGTTCCTGTATCCCAATGGATAGGTAGAACTCCACCATGAGCAAGGGCCTTTAACCCCATCTTTCTGAGCTTCGTGAAAAAGAATAGATCGGTGCTTACTCCTATCTTCTTCACTTCGGAATATTCCAATGCTTCAGGAAACAGATCTGGATACTCTCTGACTTCCTCAAGTGTCTTCAGTTCCTTGAACCAAGGCTTAGACATTTTCTTGAAGACTTCCATCTTGATCATGGTGCATCCCATGCCTGTAGCCCAGCACTCAAAAATATCGCCAAGTCTCCAGTTCCAATGAGCACCCTGCCCTGGCCCCATGTAGACGATTGGTTCAGGTGACTTGCAGCGCGTGGTGTATATTCCGCCGCACGTCATCACTGATTCATCGCTGGTTTCCAGCACTCGGCTAAGTTCCATGACCGCTCCAGGAGGCGGGATAGTGTCATCTTCGATGAAAATAATGTATTGCGCTCCCATAGCTAAGGCTTGTTCCACCATTTCCGTTTGTGCGTTCTCAAGCGGGATGGTGTACTTGCCGTCTTTAACATAGGAGCGGCGGTAGACTTCTCTGACAGTGATGTTGGCAGGAAGTAACAAATTGCGGACAGCCAGATGCCAGTCGCACGGTACTGGCCGCCCGCCAAATGGATAAGCGATAACGAATTTAGGATTCATTCGTTATGCTAGCCGTGATGGATACCAACGCGCTGAACCGGCATCCAGATAGAACGTCACTGCCGATCCGCCAGTAGTTGAAGTACCACTGGCGAAAATTCCGTTTGTGACTGCGGAACTTGTCCAGGTGCAGGTACTATCAAAAACAATAGTTATCTGCCCTTCGATCATTCCAGCAGGTGGAGTGATGATGTTGACAGCGGTTCCACCTGTTACGTGAAACAGTGGTCCAGAAGCGGCGATGGTCGCTGCCGATGCGATCGGAGCACCCATGCCAAACATAGACCCCGCAGGACTTGCATCCTGCTGCGATTTGATTGACGGCACAATCGGGCCAAAGTCCGATGGTGCGCCAGAGATAATCGGAGCAGTCACGCCATGAGCAGCTGCTGGCGTACCAGCATACCCACGCTGGACGCTGATAACCGTTCCGTTCACGGCTGTAACCAGCATTGCTTCTGTTTCGCAAAACAGATAAGTAATGCCGACGCCAGTCGTGAAGTTAGCCGCAGTAATGCCGGTTGCGCTTGCCACGACGACCGAAGTATCAGACGCGCCGCAAGCAGCAGAGAGAGTTGTTCCAGTGATTGCCATATTTTCTCCTTAGCTGCAGACTCGGCAAGCGAGTTCTTTGTAGAGCGTTACCCAGCCGTAAAGAATGTCAATACGAGTTGGGAAGCGATCAGTGTTGATGTCATAAGCGCGGACAAGACGAATCGAGAGCCCGAGCTGTTTATCGGAAACGCGAGCCGCCATATCCACGCCACCCGGCAACGGCAGGTCAGCGCAGCCCAAAGCAAAAGCATCCTTGTGGAATGCCAAGCCCTGAGGCGAGCTGGTAGAAGCCGCACCAAGCACGTTGATGGTTGCACCGTTGGTTACAGCCGTGATTGCGCCAGTCTGCCCAGTAACGTTCTGAAATGGGCCAGAGAACACAATCGGGTTACCAACAGTGATATTCATGACGCCGCCGCCCGAAGTAGTCGTATCGGCAGCTACCACGAATTGACGGAGAGCACCGGTTGAGGCTTTCGATTGCGGGTTGACGGCAAAAACTCCAGTAGCACCAGCACCAATGGTGAAGATGTTGCCAGCCTTCAGAATCGGAGTCGTTACCGTCCAGTTTCCGGTTACGAACGTGGAAGTCGTTGAACCAGCCAATGTGAACGTAGGCGCCAGGATGCCCAGAACATTCGTAGAATTAACAGCGCAGTTCTGATCCATTGACCACTTGAAGCCAATCGACTCGCCCATTTTTCCCGATTGATACTGCTGGGAAATGTCCTGAGATGACTGGAAAAGACCTTTCAAGCTGTCAACAATCGTGGCTTGCTGGGCAGGAGTGATAATCAATGAACGCAGGTTGTCGCGGGGAGCTGCTTCCTCATCAAGCCTCTGGCCGGCCTGAAGGTAAGTAAGCAGGGTATTCGGAATCGTGCCTGGGGTTCCAATGCAGTTATAGACGTTGATGTACTGCGCCAAACCATCAGCATCAACGTTATTGGCCACGTTCGCCACTGCCGGACGAATGAAACGGTCGGAGAAATCGTCCACGCTCAAGCCAAGATCCTGAGAAGTGAAAGCGATGTCTACGCCGCGTTGAGTATTGAGGGTTAGCGGAACCTGAGTTTCGGTTGCATCCTCAATTGAAAGGCCTTGTCCAACACGCCCAGCATAACGGGCAGGTTTGCGGATATTGAGTACAGTCCCAATCTTCGCGCCTGCACGGCCAAACGAATCGTCAAAGTCGCGCCTGACGTATTTAGTAAACGTCAGATTGTTTTCCAGCACGCGCAGGGCTTCCCGCGTAATCATGCTGATTGTTAAGAGTGTGTTTGCCATAAATTACCCTCTTTTCAACGGGTTACAAGTTGCTGCAACCGTTGCCGAAGCGGGTAATTCGCTCCTTGCGGAGCCAGGCATCCTGTGTTTGACGGGTTATCGCGTCCCTAATTGGCTACATCGCGGCCAATCAGCGCCACAGGGTTAGTTAAGCCAACCGAGAAAGCTACTAACCAAACTTTTTAGCGGCGATACCGCTCTTTCTCCTGTTTATCGCGGATTTTCCGGTAAGCAGCATAATCCAGTTCATCAATTGGAACGCTTGAGCGTGTTGAACTCCCTGCAACCGGGCGCGGAGGAGTCTTTGCCTTCGTGGTCACTTTGGGAACGACTTCGCCCTCTTCCTCGCCTTCCTCGGTGGGCGTCAAATCCCGAGCAATCCCGCCGATCTCAGTCAGAGCCGTGAGTAAATCGCCTTCATTGCCCATTTTCATTAGCTTTTTGCAGACTTCAGGATGTTTACCGAGATAGTAAGCAACGTCTGTTCCGTTTTTCATCCGAGTGATCGCCACAGCAACTTCATTTGGGATGAGCGAAGATTTTCCAACAACATCCTCGAAGTCGTCATAACGTTCTTTGGCTTCCTCGATGCTTTCATTCCATTTGTCGATTGCCGTGCTTTGGGCCTTCTGCGCGGCATCCTGAGCAGACTTTGCAACCTTCTCAGCCTCAATTTTGCGCAGCTTTTCGTCTACTTTCCAGTCGGCCAGAGCTTCCGTGTAATCCTCGTAAGTTGAGAACTGATCAACCGTGGGTTTAGGCGCCGTCTTGACTTCCTGATTGGCAGGCTTTTCTTCTACTGGTTGAGGCTTGCCACCCTGCTCAACTGCCAGAAGACGCTGCTTGAGGGATTCCAGTTCTTTCTTCTGCTCATTCTTTTCGGCAGAGAGCTTCTTGATGCGTTTGGTTTGCCAGTCTCCGTCATCGCGCTTTTCCGGTTGCGCTTCTGACTTTTCTTCTGGTTCTTCGCCTTCAGGCGTTTCGGTCTTAGGTTCTTCCAGTACGCCAGCGGCGGCGTTGATATTGGCTTGGTCATCCGTGGTACTGGCTACTGTGATTTCAGGCATTACTGTGCTGCTCCATTCTGCGGCTGACTGGCCGCTTGCTGTGCCGCTAATGCTGACTGCTGCTGGCCAGCCTGATCTTGTTGCTCTAAAGCCTGTCCATGAGCTTGGTCGCCCTGCTCTAGCATGTTCTTCTGGTCCATGGCCGACATGCCTACATCGTGCGCGAAGCCGTTAATCATCTTCCACTCTTCAAACTCAAACTTACGTCTCATCGCAGCATCTTGGGCCTTCGTGGTGATTTCGGCCACAGCAACCTTGGTTTGGTTGTCCATTTGCGCGATTTGAAGTTTGGAGCTGCTCTCAATCTGCTTTGATTGGATAACTTGGTGCATGTCCTGCATCGACTTCATAGCCAAATCGTGCTGCTGCATGGCCTGCTGTAGCTGCTGCTGAAGTTTGTTGACTTTAACCTCAGGATCGTCTTCGCCTTCATCCTGCAATTGAGGCGGAAGCGTTTTCTTTAGACGCTCTTGAATCTGCTTTGCTCCCGGCCAGTCTGAATTCCCAGCAATGATGTCTGCGATGATCGGGCCGGCCTGAGGATAGGCTTTGATGAACTCCATCTGCGCGATTACAGCCTCTTGGCGCTTTGATTGGTACGATGGGCCCACCGAAACCGAGATATCGTAGCGCCCCACGCCGATATCGTAGATTTTCTTGACGTTCTGCATCATTGGCATGTCCTGAACGTTCACTCCTGAGGGCATGTTCTTTGAGTTGTAAATGCCTACCTGATTTACTGTGCTGTCAGGATTGATGACTCTCTGAATCCGCGGCGTGTCGTAAATCTTGGGAATCAGGTCAATCAGAACTCGCCCTGTATGCCGGATGGACCGCGCCAGGTTGTCTGAGTAGTTCATGGTTGAGACTTCAGACTGTCTCTGGCGTGCCAAAATCGCCTTACCTGATTGATCCGGGCCTTTCTGCCCTAACGAAGCATCATAAATTCCAATTGTGGCCTTCAGGTCATTGTCGGCTTGGTGCACCATCAGATTGATGGACTGAATTGGCGGCTCATACTGTTGGCGCGCTGGCGCACCTGCTGGCTTTCCGGCAACATCAACTCCCTTGTATTGCAGGAATGGCATATTTTTTACGTTCGCTTTTTGCCACTCTACTTCATGCCCTTCAAACTGACCTTCTACGCCGATATATGGCGCTCGCGGAGCTAAAGCAATCATTTCAGTCGCCGCCGAAACCCAGTAGTTGTACATCCTCTGCGGGTCTTTGGCGTGGCGAACCAGGCCAGCAAGAAAGCGCTTGCCATCTACATCGTAATCATCGCCAAGGACGGGGATTTGTGGAATCCAGCGGCCTTCCCATTCATATTCCTCAAGAATCTCAACTGCATTGATGATGGCGCATTTGACTTGCCGATGAATTACTTCACGCTCATTTTGGATGGCCTCTGACTGAATATCTTTGGTCTTTTCGACCATCTGGCCAGTGTTCAGCCGAGCCATAGTCTTCTTGGTTTCAATTACATACCAGTATTCTGAAACCCTAATCGTTTCGCGGCTAACCCAGTCAGCAAAGTTATCTCCAACGCTTACGAACTCATTGAGGGAGGCCTCATCGCTACCAGGGAACCTAACTTTGTATTCTGAACGCGGGATATCTTCAATAATGTGGCGCCAGTGAGCGTCTTCATAGCAAGGCTCAACCGAGGCAGGGTCATTGTAGACATTGAAAGGATTCTTGATCCGCGTAATCTTCAGCTCTTGTTCATCCGAGCCGTCATCAACATAGTCTTTGATGATCCGCCACCAGCCGAATCCCTGCGTTACGCACTGCTCAAAAGCTGTATCGTAGGCAATCTCAGCATCAGAGTTGACTTCAATGTGACGAATCATACCTTGGTAGATTTCGGCTGTATCCGTGTCTGAGTTGTCACCAATTGGATTGACCTGAACGCTAGGCCTCTGTTGTCTCTGCTCGTTCGTAACCTGCCTAACAAATTGTGGCAAGTGGTTCATGGTCAGGCATGGGCGCCCATCTAATTCACGCGAATTCTTGATGTCATAAGTCCACTGCTCGCCTGTCAGGAACTTGAGGTCATCCAGGGCATCACGGCGATTCTCTGATTCCGCTTCGGATGCCAACCTGAAGCGTTCACCAGCCAACCGAAGGAATGCCTTCAGAGTTTCATCATCGGCCTTTTCTTTCTCTGGATCTGTAGCCGAAAGAACTTCGCCGGCGCGCGGCTTGCCTTTGTAGGCTGCACTTGCACGATCTTGCTCTTTCTGGGCAGCTTTTTTGTTGGCCCTTACCAGCGTGTCACTGGCGTCTTCCGGTGTAGAAGCAACAAATGCTTCACCTGGCCGCTGCTTATTGTGGCGTTTGCGAGCTTGGGCCTCTGGACCAACCGTAATTTGCTTTACGGCTTCCAGGTCAAATTTAGGTTTGCGGGGCATCAGTAT